ATCAAGCTGATTTAGTGAATAATAACATCATCACCCCAGCAGCAGGTGAATGGTCAGATGACTGGACTCAATCATAGGATGAAGAAAATGGAAAAAGACGAACTTAGTAAATATCTGAATGCTTGCGCTCAGCCACAGTCAAATTATGCAGTAGATAATTTAATAGACGGAGCACAGTTTACACCTTTTCGTAGATTTAGGCAAGCAGTTATAGAGTATTCTAACGGTTCTAAGGTGATAGGAGATTGTGAAGATGATATAGAGTTGCTGGTTTTAAAGATCTCATATACAGAGTATAAGATCAGTAAATTGGTAAATAATTCTGATGTCAAGAGTACTTTTAAGCGGAACAAATTAAAAGTAAAACTTAAGACTAAACGCAGAAATTTGGAACGTATGTCTCGTATACTTGAAGGTAAGAAAAAAGAAACAGCAAAGCATTATCAAAATATAATCAAATATAAAGAAGAGTTAAGGTTTACAGGAAAAGAAACAGAAGAGGTTATATACCAGAATTTGCAGGAAACAGAAGGCGATCATTATATTCTTAAATTAGCTATGGATGCCGCAGCTAATAATGTACAGAGTCATGGAGGGCCACCTGTAGGGATACTTTTAGCTTTACAGCAATTAGAGGAGAAAGATCTTAAAAAGGCTCATGGTCTGATTGCTGCATTAACGCAGAGAATATCTGCATTGGCGTACACTCCAGAATTGAGAGAGAAGGACGCTATAACTATGTTAGAGAAGGAAGGTTACAAGTTACTTAATAACAGTAAGGTGCAAGGTCTTTCTAGGAGTTAGGTAATTTAGTTTATTTGATATAGGATAAAGGTTATGGCAACAACTACATGTGATTTTAATTTCTACGAACACTTTGTTGAACATTTAGGGGCTGGGCATATAGAATTAGATGCAGCCTCTTTCGGTATGCTTCTTACTACTGATGCGTATACTCCAGATGCAGATGCTCATGATTTTGTAGATGACATTACTAATGAGGTTTCTGGGAATGGTTATGCTAGAGAGATCCTTACTACAGTTTCCTATACAGAAGTAGGACCATCTGGTAAACATAAATTCGATTCAGATGATCCAGATTGGTTAGCATCTGGTAGTGGATTTACTGCTCATTATTGGGTTCTTTATCACGAAACTCCTGGTACAGATGGTACTAGACATCTTATTGCTTATGGTTTTCTTGATACTACTGCTGGTGGAACAGATGTAGTGACAGCAGCAGGGGAAACTCTTACTTTTCAGGTTTCGGCTGATGGTCATTTTACTATAGGCGGGTAATTCATGGCCATCTGGGAAAATTTTGTACAGACTACAATAAATTCTACGGTTTCTATAGGGGCCAGTAGTATTGTTATTGATGGTGCAACTTCTCCATTTAATACTCCGATAGATCCAAGTGGAGATATTGCATATTTAGTATTGTCTGATGATTTAGCTTCTCCTACTGCATTTGAAATAGTTTCCTATACCGGACGTACAGGTTCTGATCCTTATACCCTTACTGGGGTAAGCAAAGGAGTAGACGGAACTTCTGATCAGGCATGGAGTGTTGGAGACCATGTTATCCAGAGTCTAACATCTTTAAGTAAGCATAAGTTTGATCAAAACTTAGATTTGGTAGGAGTAGGAAGTAATAACGGTTCAATTATATTTAAAGGAACTGACGGTGGGGGCGGTGAAGGAATACAGTATCTCGATAGTGGATCTTCTGGCAGATATTCTCTATGGTTTCCTGGTAGTGATGAAGTACGTCTTTCTAATAGAGCATCGAATGGGTTTATCCAAATAGCAGCTAATACAGCAACAGCAGGTGCTGGTGGTGAGGTGATTGCGGCTAAGTTTGAAGATGATGAGATACAACTATTACCAAGTGGAGGTATAGCGGCGATAGGAAAAAGTACTTTAGAGAGTTGGAGTTCAGCTTGGGTAGTAGTGGAACTTGGTGCTTTATCTTCTATTATGTCAAATATCACAGAAGGAGCAGGTTGCCAGATTAATATACAAAATAATGCATATACTGATGGTACATGGAAATATATGTATGGTGATGAAGCATCGGCATATGTACAGACTAACGGACAGCATATATTTTATACAGCTCCTTCAGGAACAGCAGATACGGCTATAACATGGATAACTGCTTGCATAATAGATAATGCAGGAAATGTAGGGGTAGGTGAACATACTTTAGAAGCTTGGGGATCTTCATATGATGCTTTGCAGCTAGGTGGTAATGCTGGGTTTATGTCAACAGCAGCTCAAGGTGCTTCTTCTGTTTTTTGTAACACAAATAATGCCTATCATGATGGAGTTGATTGGAAATATATATCTACGGATGAAGCTACACTTTTTCAATCTAATGACGGAGTACATGGTTTGTATGTTGCTTCTTCTGGTACAGCAGATACAGCTATTACTTGGAGTCTTGGTATTAGAGTAAATAATGCCGCTAATGTAGGAATAGGAAAAGCTGCGTTAGAAACTTGGGATTCTCAATATTCGGTTTTACAGATTGGTGGCAACAGTTCTGTAATGGCAACCACTACGGAAGCTGCCGGTGGTTGGTTGCAGTATTCACAAAATGCTTATTTAAATGCTAGTACTACTTGGAAATATATTTCTACCGACGAGGCTTCAAATTATTATACTGGAGCTGGTACACATGTTTTTAGAGTGGCGGCTTCAGGAACAGCCGATGCAGATATTGCTTGGATAGAAGCACTTAGAATTGATGTAGCTGGTGATATTGGTATTGGTGCAACAAATCCAACTAGATCCCTTCATGTACAACGTGATGGAGCTTATTGTTCTCTTTCTATTGATACTTACGGAGATGCATATAGTGGTAGTGTACAAGTACGACAATGTAATGGTAGTGTAGCATCTCCAACTGCAATAGCTGATGATGATCTTTTAGGCGGTGTTTATTGGCAAGGTAGTTACAATACTACTCCTGATTTTGCAAATGGTGCATCTATAGAAGCCTATGCTGAGGAAGCTTGGTCATCTGGTAATGTTGGTACTAGATTAGAATTTGCTACTGTAACCAATGGTAGTGGCTCTAGATCTACAAAAATGGTTGTTAAGGAAGATGGTAAGATTTTAGTTGGAGCCGAAGCATCTTTTTCACAGGTAGAGAAATTGCAAGTAGATGGGAATATTGTAGCTGAAGGAACAGGAGGCACTTATCTTATAACTAAACGAGATTATAATAGTGGTGCAGTAGTTGCAGATCATTTATTAGGTTCAGTACTTTTTACAGGAGAAAATACCAGTACTTCACAAGCCAGTACAGCAGGTGCTCTTTATGGTAAAGTAGAGGCTACCGGAGGTACTAGAGTTAAAGGTTACCTTACTCTGGATACTAGTGATGGAACAAATCTTGTAGAAAGAATACGGGTGACCTCTTCTGGTAATGTAGGGATAGGTATAGATGCTCCAGTAACTAAATTACATACTATTGAAGATGAAAGACTTTCTTATAATTCTACAGCTAATAATTATACTCAACATATAGTAGAAAGAATTCAGAATATAACTTCGTGGACTACATTAAAAACACTTACCATAAGTAGTTTAGGATCGAATTATTTGCAAGGTATGGTTGAAATGCGAGTTATGGGTGTTACGGCTAATCAGGGAGGGGGATCTAGATTTAGTAGATGGTATTTTGATGTATTAGGTGGAACACTTACTGTTGGTGTTATGGGAACTGATGTTACTAATGGTACTCATGTTCCAGATTTTAGGCTTAGTGTTAGTAGTAATACCGTACTGATTCAGGTTGAAAGTTCAAACGGAACTGACTTACTTGATGGCACAGCCGATATTCAGGTTTTTGCTCCTGAAGCTTTGAATGCTACGATAACTTATACGATAACGTAAGGGGACATTATTATGAATGAATCACAGATTATACAAGCGGTAGCTGATTTTCTACAACGGACAGATCTTAAAGGTGGAGAAGTACCAGCATTCAATGTATGTATGCAATGGCTTGAAGCTCAAGCAAAAAAATTGAATACTGAAGGCGAAACTGATCCAGAGGAGTAAGACATGGTTGTGGGGGGAGACCGCCTACATATGATAGTACAGGCTAATCCTTCTACTCTTTTGAGGTAGCGGGATGCCTCTCGGTCGCTCACCTTTAGGTACAACTCCCCTAGGTTTCCGTTCTTCCGGTTCCTCAGGTAACATTGCCCAAGGTGTTTCAGGTAGTCTAGCACTTACTGGAAATGCATCAATAACCACTGCCCCTAGCACTGCTCAAGGTGTGGTAGGAACCTTAGCGGTTACAGGAAAAATATCTACAGCAAAGATAGATAATTATGCTCAAGGTGTTGTAGGTAGTTTAAGTCTTACAGGAAAAACAGCCACAGCAAAAATAGATAATTTTGCTCAAGGTGTAGTAGGTAGTTTAGCTCTTACAGGAAATGCTGCTACTGCTAGCCACGGTGTTACTGTTTTAGGTGTTACTGGGCATATCTCATTATTTCCGCAGTACAGTAAAACAGATGACGGGGATACTCCTCCTCCTAAAATAAAACACGGTCCTTTAGATCTTACTGATGATTTACTGGTAGACATTACTCCAGTAACCTCAGATTATGCGACCACAAGTATCCCTCTATCCTATACCATTACCAATAATCAAGGGGTTGGTATTTTCGGGTTAAATGTAGGCCCGTTAAATTCATATCCTTTAGATCAGCCTGGAGCAAATTTTCCACTACCTTACGTTGTAGGGACTCTGAATACTAAATATATACAAGGAGCATTTTTAGAAGGTTCATTAACTCTTAAACATCAATTGATGGATGATGCAGAATATGCACTTGGAGAGTTAAACCATAAGTACAGTCAAGGCACACCAGAACCAGTTGTACGTAGTTCTGAACTCAATATGAAATGGGAGTTAGATGCCTATGATCTCCCATACTATGTAAATGAATTAAATATACGCCAAGCACATACCGGCGTAGATTATTATATGGAATGTCTAAGTGAAATAAACACACTTAGAGCAGCAGCAGGAGCACCAGAACTTCTAAGATATTCGAATGTTGAAAATGTTGAAGGTACGGATATTGCTTGGGGCTTATCTCACCAAATGGCGAAGCATGATATATTCGCTTCAGAAAGTACTTCCTTTGATGATGGTTACAAGACTTTAGAAGATGTACGTCAAAGGATTCCAGAAGGGATGCACAAAATAGGTGTTGTAGTAGTCGGATGGCCTATGGTTACTTTTATGGATCCGACAGAATTAGTTGCATGGATAGCTACGCAGTCTGATCTTTTGCCATACCTTTTAGATGATTATTTAGAGATAGAAGGTAACGGTCCTGCTTTAGCCGTAGCAGAGCATTTTTGGATTGGACTAGATTACAATTGGAAAAGTGATACATTAGATTCTTTAACTGGGAATCCTGTAGGTACTGAGTATGTATTTATCACGTTTATATTCGGTGGGCTTTCGACCGTAGGAGCAGATGGAATGCAAGAATTAGCATTGAATCATAAATATCAATTGGATGCATATGATGTATGTAGTTTAAATATGCACCATGAACTGGATGCTTATACTCCGGTAGTTGCTCAACACAGTGCTTTGTGGGGGGTTAACGTATCCCAACAAAACTCTACTCTTTGGGGAGCTAAGGTAGCTGCTCAACATGAAGCACCTATTCATTATACGGTAACTTTTCAGCATGATGCTCCTTATGTAGGTACTGTAAGTCTTGTAGAGCAGCACAATGCTCCTTACTCCTTGGTTCAATATGTACAGGTCGCTGAACAAAATGATGCAGGCTATGGAATTCGTATATGTTCACAACACATTGCTAATTTTGCTATCTTGCAAAATGTTGTAGAACAAAATGAAGCAGGTTATACTGCTATTGATCAATTAGCGGTACAAAATGAGACTAAGTATGATTTATTGACTTACAATCCAGTACAAACCCAGCATTCTGCTTTTTGGACTATGATTGATGGTACGGTCACTACTAGTACCAGTACAGCTACGGTCACTGTCAATAGTGTGACTATAGAAGTATTAGAAGCAGTGATTGCAGTTGCCGAAGGAGACATTGCTTGGAATGCGAATATACGTATTTTAGATTTATCACAGTACAAAAATATTAATAAAGGTGATGCACTTACTCTTAATATCTTAGGAGAAAATTTTACTCTTGAAGTAGAATCTAAATCTCTCAATAGGAATTCGCCTGCTGGTGCTTCTATGCAAATCAATGCACTTAGTCCTACAATAGATTATCGTTCTCCAGCAGCAGATCTTATAGATATAGAAAATACTATGGCAATACTTGCTTCAGAAATGGTAGAAGATATTTTAGATGGAGCTACTATAGATTGGCAGATAGTAGATTGGTTTATACCTGCATATAGGGTTATGGCAGAAGAAGCTGTACCTGCAGACCTAGCTAGAAATATTGTAGAGGCAGCTGGTGGTGTTCTAGAGGCTAAGAAAGATGGTACTTTTCTTGCACGTAAGAGATTTCCAAATACTATACCAGCATATTCTACTGCAACTCCAGATCAGGTTTATACTGATATAGAGGATAATTTATCTGTATCTGAAGATCATGATCCTAGAGAAGATTATAATAAATTTCAGATTATGGAAGGTAAAGCTAATTTTCAAGATACGATTGAATGGGTACCGGATGAAAGTACTCCAGTATCTAACGGTATTCTTAGAGCCTATCCATCTCCGTGGAGAACTAATGTACAGATAATTCATACGGATGGTGTAGTTGTAGGTCTTACTCTTATTGGTACAGTACAACGACAGGAAGAAGAACTTGTAGAATTTACGGAAGGGGTAGGCAGTCTTCAGTATCCTGGAATAACGATTGATAGCATAGTTTGGCATTCTGATGTATTATCTGGTATAACCTTAGAACCATTTTCTACTGTGGTAACAACGGGGACGACTGTAAACTATGGATATGGGTTAGCTACAATAACCTATACAACTCAGGCTATAGAATATTCAACCAATGCACCATTAGGGTCGAATGTGCAGTATCTTCTGGAGGATTTAGGATAAAATGTCCGTAATTACTACTTCTCTGGTTGTTGAATTTGATACTGCAGAAGGGGAAGGTATTCTCACTGCAGAGATTGATTCTTCTGAAACTGGTCTCAATGGTGGTGACACTAGCTTTATCCCTGGTGATTCTCCAGGATTTCTTATTTACAAAACCTCTAATGTGGTCATTGATGCTATGCACACCTCTGCAGGTGTCATTACTCCTTCGGGATCAGGAACTACTGAAGATATTGAGAACTTCTTAGTCTTTGCAGGTGATCGAAAACAATCTTTATCTTATCCTAATAACGGATCATTCACAGGTACTTGGCTTGGATTAGAATTAGACACTTACACTGTAGGAGAGTCTGCTGTTACTTTAACCAATACAAATAGTGTAGTAGGGGTTTTACATGTTAATTATGATTCTAACTATTTAGCTTATAGACTTAATAATGTACCGTTGACGTTAGGGGGATTATCTTCGTTTCAGGTAGCTATTTATATAGTGGGACACACAGTATGATAAATCTTATTGTACAACGAGGGTTAGGAGATAAACAAGGTCCAGATATAACTGATCCTTTGTTATCTTCTATTCCTGTAGCATTAGCCCGCGGAACTCAAGAAATAGATTCCTCTACATCTGTAGATAATATAGTTCTAACTACTACGTATCGTTCTGGAGTAGAACTAGGTCAATTAGCAGAGGTGCATGATGCTTTACAAGGGAAAACATGGAGAGGCAAAATTGTAGGAGTTACCCATGCGGTTAGAGGTCCTACTATATTTACAGATTTAGATGTAGAGAGATTGTAATGAAAGAGATAGATAAATTAGATCGCCTTCTTGGTAAGCGGAAGCGTGAAACTACTAAAGGAGTAGTACAGTCTGTACATGGAGGTCAATTAGTAGTAAAAACTAATATAGGGGCTATGATTTCTACTAGAGCAGGGAGTGAAGAATATAAAGTCGGAGATAAGGTTACATTAGCTAACGGTCTTGTGGTAAACAAAGTATCTAATTCGACTACTGGAGTTATGGTGTATTTAGTTTGAAATTAATTAACGCGCTATCAGGTAGTGCAACAGTTATTCAATTAAGAGGATTTAAACAATGGCTATTGACGAAACAGATTGGGAAATAACCCGTACATCGGGGAATGTTCGATATATAGGTGATGATCATGGCGGAGGTTCTCCGACATACGCAACTGTCATTGAGTTTCACCGTTGGCTTCAAGATCTAGCAGATAACGCTACTTCTTCAGGAGATGATGAGTTGGATATCACGGATGAGCTACCTTCTAGCCGTTCTACCGACAATATCATTCGCCTACTGGGTACCTATAACATTGACGATGCCTCTTCTGAGCATTTATATGATGGTACTGTTATTCAAGGCACTGGCGGTTCTGAAGTAATCTACGATGGTATCGTAAACTTTGGTAACGCTGACGTACAGATTCAGATTCACCAGGATGGTGCGGTACTTTCCGATGATTGGTGGAATTATGGTGGCGCAGGCTTGAATGCTGACGCAGCTAATGGTATCTCCCATAGGTTTATGATCAAGGTAAGGGACGCAGGAGCCGATATAGACGGACGCAGACTGATCGGTACTTGCCGTAGGTTTGAATATACTTATAGTGAATTCGGCATTAACGGTACTTCTCGTGGTAACAATGTTCTTGCGCTTTCAGACGCGGACGATCTGAATAACAACACAGTAGAAGGTACGGTAAGTGGCTGGACTTCCATAGACAATACGGAAGGGTATCGAGCCATTGATGTAAATAATGATACTACGGATGAGTATTACTACAGCGAATGGAATAAAGATACTTATACTATCAACCAGTTTTATGAGCGTATGAAGTGGTTGACCCGAGACGGATCTGCTTCTACGATTTATGGACTGAATGGAGAACTCTTTAGAGGCATCACCCATGAGATCACAGTAGAAAATATTACTTCTGGACCGTTAGACGCAGTGGAAGAACTGACATGGACAGAGGCTACCATCGTTTCTTCTGGGCAGATGTTGGCGGTAGATAGTGTATCTTCACCAACTAAGGTTTGGATTCAGCTACTAAAGGGTATTGCACCTACAGACGGTACTACTTTAACCGGCACTTCTTCTTCAGCCACCGTTGACGTAAATGTTACGGTCACTGATCGTTCTGCGCTTCTCACCCAGCCCTTTATTGGAGCATCTACTGGTTCAGCTCTTATCGGTGGTTATGGCGTAGGACTAGAGGCTACTGATCTTTCAGCTTCGGACAAGGTGTTTGATTTAACCAACACTCAGATTACGCCCCCGAACTATGTCACTTTTACAGTTGGTGGTTTGGATATTACATCTGCAGGCGAAGAGGACTATGCATTTGTTGGACCATGGGATGGGGTATCTACAGATAACGAAGGTAACCCTGCTGTTGATATTGACCAGCTATCACTTAGTGGTAACTTAACTACGGACAACATAGCTTCGGTTGTTGTATCAGAGGCTATTCCTTCTGATACTCCGTCTAGCGGATACATTAGAGTATTTGATGATAATGGGTTTCAGCGTAGGTTGCATTATTCTTCTTGGTCTACCAGTACTTTCACCGTTGACACTACTGACGGGCAAGAGGATTTTGGCACTGTAAATGCAACTTCTGGTAACGATGTGTATATAGCTTACCTGGATGAGGTGGCAGATTCAGCATCCGAGGCATTTACTGGGGTGTTTAGCTCTACTCGTGACTTGGTAGTAAAGGTTCGCAATGGGCATGAGGAAGACAGCTACACGCCGATCAAGGAGTTTATATCCTCGGCACAGTTAACCTCTAGTGGAGGCAGCATTACAGCTATCCGTACTTCTGATACTTAATATCATGGTAGAAATCTCTCTCTATCAGTGGAAGCAGTTGATTGAGGCTGGGTATAGATCGCATAGAGACGACTATACTCAGCACAACCGCGTAGATGGTAGTAATTCTATCCGAGAGTATAAGGCGCTGGATAACACAGTTGTAGCTCGCATGACGGTATTTGGTGTTGTTGATTCCATTGATAGGAGTGAATGGACTTGGAAGTTTGAGGCTTTACAGCCTCTTGTGGATCAGACATCGTGGATTTACGTACCTTCAGATGAGGATATTGAAGAGTGGTCTGAACAGGAGCTAAACATAGCGGATGAAATAGCTGCAAGGGAAACATCACCATGAGTTTCACCATTCCAACACCTGTACATTTAATGCAAACCGATTGGGATGTAGATGCCAGAGCACGTGGAGCTTTTGTTGAAGGCACGTTCAATACCCGTAATACCAAAACCAATGGCTCTCTCCCCTTAACAGGGTCCTCTGCCACAGGTTTTGTTAATACTACAACTAATGGTTTTCGAGGGGTGTATTGGGAGTTCTTGGCATCTGGCGGGTATGATGTATCTTCTGAGACCAAGGTGTGTATCTTCACCTTCCAGTTTAATGCCCCGAACAGATTGGAGATGGAGACGGCGGCTAATAACGGGATTGTTGTGCGCTTGGGTACGGGAACAGGTTCCCCGCCCACAAACTATCGAACCTTTCAAGTTGGCGGTCAAGATGTGGCCATGGGAAAAGCCCGAGAGTTTCCTAATCACATCGTTATAGACATGAACAACACAACCCAAGAAGCTACCATCGGGACCTTTGATAATACGGATGTTGAATGCTTGGGTATAGGCACTACCTCATACACCACTATGGGCGGCACCACGACTCAGATATTTCTTCAACGCATGTTCGTGTTTGATACGACCAAGAACGCTTCTAACATCCCACGGTTTACTGGATCCGGTAGTGACTGGGATGACGTCATCACAGCAGTAGGAACCGCATACAACACCAAGACCACGCATGGATGGCTCTTGCGGGAAGGAACTATTTTTTCCATAGCCGCACCTATCGAGATTGGTAATAACTCTTCCATTACCACATTCAATGATAATGGGGCTTCGGTGTTTTGGGCGGATTCAGATGATCCGGCTGACCCTAGAATACGCGTCACAGACCAAGCATTTAGAGTTTATTTGAATTTGAGAAACAACGTAGCTGATACAGCCACCTTCAGTGGTTCTTATGATGCGGGTAATAGTTATCCGCCTTGGGATTTTGATCAAGACGATAATGCCGTGGTTACTTTCAGTGGGGTAAGTTTCAAACGAACAGGACAATTTGATGTAGGTTCTAGCATCACGGGCAACGCCACGTTTGATGATTGTGGAGTAGTCTATTGTAATGATAACGGGGTGGATTTGGATGGCAGCGCATTTAAGAATCCGCACGGGGATCATTTGTTGAGGTTGGCCGCATGACTTTTGCCCTCCCAGCAGTTAAAGACGCTTGTGCTATAACTCGTGGCGCAACCGATCCTAAATGGTTGGCGGACATAAACTCCCCGACTAATTCTGGGGTAAAAGCAAACGGCAGTTTGCCCTTGGCTGATAGCGCAACAGAATTTGATAACAATGCAAACGGCTCAACCAAGGGATACGCCAAGGAATTTGAGAACGGGCAGTCTCCCGTTTATGATGTGTCCAGTGATACCAAGGTGATGTTGTGGCACAACCAATGCAACGCACCAAACAGAATACAGACGGATACAGTAGCCAACGGTGGATTAATATTGCGCCTTTATTCTGGTACGGGGGCACCGCCAACTGTATACAGGGACTTTTATGTGGGAGGGAATGACACTCCCTATGCGGCCTCTATTTCTGGACAGTATCCGTTGGTCTTGGATTTGAACGATGCAACACACGATGCTTCTAGTGGTAGCTTTGATAATACCAGTGTCACCAGTATCGCTATATTGACTACTAGAGCGAATCTTGCTGGTACCAGTACTAATTGGAATTATCAAGGGAAGATGTATGTTATTGATACAACAAAGGCATCTTCTAGCACCCCTACATTTAGTGGGTCTGGGGCTACAGCCCTTGATGCTGTTACCGCTATTCAGGGGACAGACTATACAGATAAGTATGGAAACTGGGTGAGGAAGATTGGGGCTGTTATCTTCATGGATATGCCTTTCCGTATAGGCAACAATTCATCTATCACCACGTTCGATGATGAGGGGAACACTATTATTAGCCCCAAGGCTAATGACAGCGCAGACCCACGGGTACGGGTAACAACCCAAGCCTTTAGAACATATTTGAATCTCAGGAACAATATAGCAGACACCGCAGATTTTAGTGGCACATGGATTTGGCAGGTACGTTCCCCGTTTGACTGGGACCAGGATGATTCTGCTGTAGTAACATTTGATTCACCTACCTTCAAAGGAATGGGGGAGTTTACCTTGGGGTCTAGTATTACCGGCCCAGCAATCTTTGATGATGTTGATGCCGTGGTGTTTGCTGATACCGGGGTAGACATAGATGGATCAACATTCAGAAATCAAAACGGCAGTCATGCCTTAGAACTAACGGCGGGAGCTATGGATATAGCAGACATGAGATTCGAGTCGTATGCCGGCGCGCATGCGATATTAATTGATACGTTAGGCACGTATAACTTTGACAATGTATACTTTGACCAATCTGGTACGAACGATATTGAAACCACACATGGCTCAGGAACTGTTACTATAAATATATCTAACGGGGGTACTGTACCCACGGTAACTAAAACTGGAGCTGGATCTTATGTTGTAAATAATAACGTAACTTTACAGATTAAGGTTACAGATACTAGCGGTACTGCAATTGATGGGGCAAGAGTAAGAATATTGGCGAATGAAACTGTTGGAACTATTACTACAGGGGATGTACTTTTAACAGGCACAACTAATGGGTCAGGGATTATTGAAGATACGGCTTTTAACTATGAGGCTGCTTTTGATCCCTCTGGATTAGATGTACTAACCACAGTTCGTAAGCAAACATCCGCTCCGTATTATATTGGAGCAGAAGATGTAGTAGGAATTATTACTACAGCAGGGTATTCAAATATCATAGCGTTGGTGTCTGATGAGTGAAGACTTAAACACAGCCAATATTCAACGACTTGCTGATGCTCTTAAAGCTCTCCGCAAAGAGCATCATGAGTTGGCCGATAAAGTCTCTAGCCTGCAAAATACTGTAACCATGCAACAGACTGAGATGCAGCGTTTACGCCAACAGGTTGCAATTATTCGCGCTACTACTATAGGAGGAGGACCTACCAGTGTCTCTTAGTGTTAACCCTCTTACTTCTGTTATATCTATACCAAAGGCAGATACTACCTTTGTAGAGATTAATGCGGAGACCGGTTATGAGGTAAGGGAGTTCGATGAGTATGCTTTTATGCGTGAGCTAGGGGCATTTTTAGACGGGCCTCAGGGGATTGTGTTACCCAGGACACATAAACATGATACTGAAACAGATCTTGCTGGTATTACCTACGCCAGAAAATTTACAGTACTCTCTCCTTATACTATAACTTTTGAAAATGATACCTATCAGGTTAGACTTGTCGGAGGAACTAACAACAATTTAGTAGATGTACTTAACCCAAATAGCGTATCATTAATTCCTGCTAACTCAGCAGGTAAGCAAACGGTTTCTTCTGGCTCAGGATTGGATGCAGGACAGGATACTAAACTTACTCGGGTCCATAGTCTCTTGGACAGTATAGAAGGGTCCTATGATCATCAGGAGGTTATGCGGATACTTCTAGCAGCTATGGCAGGTAAATTATCTGGAGCTGATACAGGGAATATCAAGATTAGAGATGTAGATGATATGAAAGATCGAATTACAGTTACTTCAGATGCAAATGGCAATAGACTTACGGTGGTATTAGATGTTTCCTAAAAGGATGTTTCCTGTTAGAATGTTTGCATCAAGGATGTTTCCTCCTGTTCAGGTGCTGATAGAAGGTTGGAGGGAAATAGTTAGATTTACATTGCGTATAACACGCATGATTGCTTTTAATATTGAACGATAGAGGATTTAATTATGGCAACTACGACAGGTACATGCACTGTTTTTGATATAGTCAAGGATTGGATAGGTGACGAGGCTAGTAACGTAGATTTTGATGGAGATGCTTTCGGAGTTCTTCTCCTAGATAATACTTTGGAACCTGCCCGCGCTACTGATCAGTTCGTTGATGATGTATCTACAAATGAGGTAACTGGTAACGGTTATTCTAGAAAGGTCTTAACAGGAGTGTCTTGGACAACTTCTGGTGGTGCTAATGGACAGATGATGTTGGATGCTACTAATCCGGTATGGACTGCATCTGGAGGTTCTATTGTAGCAAGGTGGTGGGTTCTTTATGATAATACTCCAGCTGCAGATGCAGACAAAAACTTGATAGCCTATGGTCTCTTGGATGACACTCCAGCAGATGTCACTACCACTGACACTAATACTTTAACCCTGAATATCAATGCTCTTGGTTTCTTTACTGTAGGGTAAGGAGGAATTATGAATTATCAATTGCTTAAAACAACGTTACTGGGAGATCATCCAGTAACTGGAGTATACAATGTAGATGATGCTTTGGCTGCTGCAGAGATGGCGGTAGTAAATTGTTCTCAGAATAGAACTTCTTTGTCTGGAGATGAATTATTCAGAGCTACAGATTCTATAGAGTTCGTTGCTCTTACAGATCATAAACGGGTACTTTGGGTATCTTTTTGCAGTAAAGACGTAGATCCATTTGATTCTGCTAACGTGGATTTTGTTCAGTGGATTTTTGGAGGTGGATCAGATACGGTAACTAATCTGAATACTGAAAGAACGGCTACTGTAGCTCATTGGCAACTAGTAGGACTGGATAAAGAACCCAATGGGGATCATATTGCACATGCGAGGAGCATCTAATGGCTAATGAGGCACTTAATGATTTTGTAGGTTCATCTACAACAGTAATCTCTCTTTCTGAGACTATTACAGATACTTATGTAGTTGGTGGTAATACGGAATTTGATAACACTACTCTTAAACGTCCTATGGCTTTGGCTAATATCAGAGTTCAGGATACTTTTGGAGCAGCACCTACTACAGGTGTGACCATAGATCTATATATGATTCGTGGTGATATTGATAGAGATGCTACCCTTAACTCTTCTGGTGATGCAGCTTATGCAGCACTGGCGGTATCTGATGCTCAGACCGATACTAATGGTATGGAGTATGTAGGGTCTTTTGTTGTTGATGCTAATGATGAAGATTTTAAACGCCAGATTACTATCTCTTTGGTAGGTATTAGGAAATGTCGGTTTTACATTAAGAATAATGCAGGACAGACCTTGGTATACTCCTCCAATCCTATCACTGTCAAGATTGAAGGGTTAACCTACGCCCCTGGTACTTAACCATGACCTTCATGGTTAATCTTGGCTCTGAGCTTCTTCGGGAGCCGAGATTACTAATGCCTGGACAAAAACCTCTCGGACTCGTAAAAGTTAAAAGAGATAATCCCTTAGGAAAAGGACTAAGTCTAGCTACTTTATTTCAAGACTCTTTGACTGAGCAGGTTCAAGGAGTGTATAGGCCCATGGAACTTACGTTAGAAGGAGGGAGTAGAGTTGTCACTGAAAAGGGGCCTGGGTATAGACCAACTACAGTAACAGCAACAACTACAAACGCCATAACTTTTGATAATTTATGGCAAGCTACGCAAGGGAGGTCATCAAATGGTTCTGTAACTTTAGCTGTTGAATTTACAGTATTTGATCAAGCTGGGGATGAGACTGGTCTTGTGATCATAGGAGAATACGGCGGTGCAGATGGGTGCTATTTACATCTAGACACTGATGGCACAATTTGTTTAGCTAATGGTTATTGGAGAAATAACGTCAATACCTCATATTCTGTGACATATGGTAAATGGTATAGAGCGTTAGCTCGATTTGCTGTAATAGGCGGCACAGCAACAGGGCATTTATTTGTTGACGGAGTATATATAGGTGAGAATTTAGATGTTGGTGATACCTACGACTACGACAGTACTGCAGAAATAGGACGAACATTTAATGGTCATTATGGGGATAGTTTAAATGGCGTAATAAATGACTGCTTCATATGGAATAGATGGCTTCCTGATAGTGAAGTGTATTCCTTCTTTGCTGATTCTTACCAATTTCTGGTGCCAGCATGAGGATACTTACACCTCCATTTCTAGGAGCACCGGAATCTAAGTCCCCTCCTTTTAATATCCCAGATCCGCGTTGGGAAGCACCTGAGTTGCTTATTCCTGGTAAAAAACCTATTGGACCTGTAGCTATTAGTAAGACTAATTCAATAGCTAGAAAGATAATAACTGGTATCTATCCACAGAAACCATCAGAGTCTATTTATCCAATCCATGATCCATTTAGTAAGGGCTTTTGGGGCACTACATCTGGAACCCATACAGCTACACCTGCACATGATCCAAGATATGGGGTTTATCATTCAATGTCACCCTTTGGTACCGGCAGTACTGTAAAGAGCTGGAAAATACCGGAAAGCAAATTTACCAGTCCAAGGGGATGGCGCACTCTTTCAATCTTTGGTGTTATAGCAGCGACCACACTTGCTGCGGGCAATTGTTACTATATAGATAACAGTTATAGCAGCGGAGATACGATGCACATAATGCGTACATCTGGGGCCAATACTATAGAGTTAAAGCTCCGTGTTAATTATCAATATCTTAGTCTGACTATTGACGTTTCCGATATTTTGGATGAGCTATTCACGTTGGTATTCAATTGGCTGGGAGATACCGATTATTCAGTCTTTGTAAATGGAATAGAGCCTTCTGTAACTGAAGTTGACATAGATAGTCCAGTTAGTTTTAAAGACGGCGTATATGCGGGGTGGCGTATTTTTTGTGCGGGGAATAATAATTGTGGAATGGGTAATCTTCATTCTATGTATGTAAGCAGGGAACCTTTAACGGACGCGGAATCTATATCCTTTTGTAAGAATCCTACGCAGTTTATGGTCCCAGCATGATGTTTAGCCGCCCATCACGAATTTACTTAGATACTTCACAGAATAATTCTGTGGTTAATATGGTGAGTGGAGAAATACCTGTTGAGGGGGTAGCTCCGCAGGTTACTTATACAGGACACCGTATAATTAATTTAATTACAGAAGATCTAATAGTCACACCTAGAGATCCCACAGTAATATCAACTGAATTCATTGAACTACTTTTCGTGCCCGATAATAGGTTAGAGGCACCTGAATTATTAATACCAGGTAAGAAACCTATTGGTCCAGTAGAAATTGACCAAGGGCATTCACTAGCACCTGATTTTTGTTTATTACCACAACAAATAGAGCAGGGGATTTTACGAGATAGAGTAACGGGGGAGTATTTAACTGTACCCGCAGGATCAATTTGGGAGAAGGATTACGTTACGATAACAAATTCCCTTCTTTTACCAGCATGGTTATGGGATTCTGCTATACCCTTTGTGTTTTTTGCAAAGATGTCAATTAATACAGATTCTTCAAATGCCACAGTTGTAGGTACATCAGACAGTTTTGGGAAATGTAGAGTAGAAATAATTTCTGCAACTAATAATACACTAGGTTTTGAAAAGGATAATATTGATAGTGATAATATTAAATCAGTAGGGGGTTATACGTCTGGGGTGCCGTTTCATTTAGGGGTGTCTTATAACAACGTAGATGCGTCAATGATAGGTTTTAATGAAACTATAGAATATTCTAATTCTGGAGGAACTCATAGAAATGCAGGGGATATGTATTTCAACTTAGGTAATTTAGATTTTGACCTCTATTATTTGTACGGATGGATGAGACCAGTTCCAATAGTATACTTTCGAGAGTTGTATAGAAACTCTTTTCAGTTCTTAACCTCGGTGTAAGATATGAAATTATCAAAGATCATATTGAGAAGGCAATGGCCTCAACCTGAGGTTACAGGGAAGTTATATATTCCTGAAGAGTTTATTAAGGCTCCAGAGCTTTTAATTCCTGGCAAGAAACCGATTAGTAATTTTAAGATAGACTGGAGCAATCCTTTAACTGAAGGTATGGTAAGGTTTTTTATTATTAATCAAGGAAAGCTTCGAGATTTAGTGAGAAACAAAGAGTTTTTTATGGGGCCTTACACTCAATATAGAATAGATCCTGTGCAGGGAGAAGTTTGGCATTTTAATGATTCTTATTATAATCCAGTAGTAACAGATTACTATCCCTCATCCGCAACTAAAACTATGGTTATGTTGAATTCTTTTGATGATTGCACTGATGGTGGTTCTGACCCTATACATTTTATGGGGTCTCTTTTAAGTGGCGGAAGGGATCTAGCAATAGGATTGTATAATGATGAGACTATATATAGAGGTGTTTTTAGGTATGGAAGTGTATCGTTCAATGTACCTAACACTTATACGGAAGATGATAAACCTTATCTTACTGGCATGACATTTAAAGAAGATGAAAGTAAAGCTTATGTATTTATAGATGGTGAGATTTTAAGCTCATTTAGTACAACTTGGTCCGCAGGAGCATCATCTCGTTCTACCCGATTTGGGGGGTGTAATTATTATACTACAGGCACAGGCAGAGGGATCTACGGGAATGCAAGTTTCCTTTTATTAGCTGAGAGAGAATGGACAGATGCAGATCACTATAGTTTTTATCGTGATCCGTATCAAATTTTAAAGGCCAAATAATATTATGGCCCGTAAACACCTCATAATTTTAGATGTATTAACAAAATCCGGAGAACGTACTTCGGATCTGTCTAGTGCATCTATAAATATTTCAGGTCAAGTTCCTCAAATAGACATAACTGGAGCAGAATCTTCTAATTTACCCGCCCATTCTGTTGCAATAGCTGGGATAGCTCCACAAGGAGTGGCTACAGAAGGTGCGCAAGTCAATCTTAGAGTAGAACATTTAATTGTTACTCATAGATCACCAACGGTTGAAAATAGTGGAACTACTCCAGCAACTCCTGAGTTAATAATTCTGTCTGAGGTTATGATTAAATCTCCAGAACTTTTAATTCCTCAGAAGAAGCCGGTCGGAAGTCTAACCCTTGATTGGGGGCATCCTTTAACAGAAGGGTTGGTTGGATTTTGGGTAGTACATCAAGGTAGAGTAAGAGATCTTGTTACAGGTAAGAATTATGATAAAAATGGAGGAACCTATGTAGTAGATTCTGTTGGAGGGGAGATTTTAGATTTTCCTGACTCACCATCTGTTTCCGTAGATACTGGCGTTTATGCTACAGGAGACATGAAAACACTTGTTACCTTAAATACATTTCATGCAGCCACTTCTCCAGGGGGGAATATACGTTGTCAAGGCGTACATGAAGCAGATCATAGATTGTACTTGGGATCATATAGCACAGCGTATAATGGTCTCTTTGCTTATGGGACCTCTTACTTGCAAGTAAGTAATACTTATATGGAAGATGATGTATTTTACCTTTCTGGAATGACTAATAGAGGGTCTAATACATACATCTTTTTAGATGGGTCTCCGTTAAATAGTTTTGCCTCCACTTTCTCTGGAACATCTGGTCCCACACTACATTTTGGAGGTAGAGGCGCGAATACTACCATAGAGCCTCTTTATGGTAGAAGCTCCTTTATGTTAGTTTCTAAAAAGGAATGGACAGATGCAGACCATAAAGAATTTTCTTTAAACCCCTTTCAAATATTGGCGGGAGTGTAACTCATGGACCGCCAACGCTTTATATTTTTAGGGTTTCCGTTAGCGGAAAGTAACACCTCTAATTTAGCTAGTTCGCCTATAAGTCTTACAGGTCAGATTCCTCAATCCGACATTACAGAATATAATGTTTCTGATGCAACTAGTTTCTCTGTAGGTCTTGTAGGTCAGATTCCTCAAGCAGATGTTACAGGAGATAATGATTCTGATCTAGTTTCTTTTAATTTAAGTGTCACTGGGATTGCACCTCAAGCAACATCCACCGAATACCATATATCTGATCTAACTGCAAGTTCTATACCTACTTTTGGACAAACTCCTCAGATTACAACAACAGAGCATAGAGTTTCAGCCCTTACAGTAGACTTAGTAACAATTACCGGACAAGCACCACAAGCTACTGCAACAGAGTACAATGTTTCAGATGCAGCTAATGATTCTTTGTCAGTATCAAGCGCAATTCCTCAAGCAGATACTACAGAAAAACATATAAGCGCATCTCCTAGTTTTGCTTTAGGAGTTACAGGCGCAATTCCTCAAGCAGATACTACAGAAAAACATATTTCTGATTTGGTATCTGCAGCAGTTCAGGTACAAGGCCAGTTACCTCAGGCAGAGGCTACAGAAGGAGATACATCTAATATTCCTGTAGCATCTTTATCTGTACAAGGTAAAATACCACAAACAGATGTAACGCAACATAAGACCTCTGAGCTTCCTGTAGAGCAAGTTGACGTAACGAGTCAGGTTCCTCAAACAGATGTCACAGAACACCATACATCCTCTCTCACGACATTTTCTGTAGGTGTTCCTGGCAATAATCCAACAGCAGAAACTACGGAAGCTAGAGTATCAGATCTTGCAACAGCTTCAGTAGGTATAGCAGGACAGATTCCGCAAGCAGAAACTACGGAATACCATGTTTCTGATGTTACAGCTTTCCCTCTTCAGATACAGGGTCAAGTACCATTTGCAGATAATTCAGAAGGTGATACTTCTATTCTTCCAAGTTATGCACTTGAGATAGGAGATCAAAATCCGCAAACAGATATTACAGAGAAACATATTTCGGATGGATTTTCTTTTGCTGTAACTCTAACTGCTCAAGTTCCACAAACAGATGTAAGTGATATTAATGCCGTTACCATGGCAATTGATGCTGTAGGCATTACTGGACAAGTTGTTCAAGTAGAAAGTACTGAACATCGTATTTCTGATTTAGCAATAGATGGAATATTAGTTGGTGAACAAACACCTCAAGTAGAAAGTACTGAACATAAAACTTCGAATTTGGAAGTATTTGCTTTAGAGGTTACTGAAGTAGTTCCGCAAACAGATGCAACTGAACACCGTGTATCTGAAGGCGCAGTTGCTTCGATAGAAGTACAAAGTAAAGATCCACAAGCAGAAGTTACAAATCATCATATTTCTAGTCTTGTAGCAGGTTCTATAACCATTATTGGTCAGGTGCCTTTTGCTAATTCGGGAGATGTTAATTTAGTTAATCTGCAAACCACTACTGTAGATGTGCAGAGTGGAATTCCGCAGACTACTATTACTGAAAACCGTGTTGTCACTCTTACTACTGGTGATATACAAGTTCAAGGGCAAGGACTGCAGGTAGAAATTACAGAAAATCATGTTATTGAATTAGTAGCGGACAGCATAACTGTACTGGAACAAGATCCTACAATTGAGATTACTAATTCTAATGTAATTAATTTGGCTTCTGATAATCTCACTATCCTTGCAGCTAATCCTCAAGTAACGGTAACTGATCAAAGTATAGTAACAGTACCTAATACTTCCATAGCTTTATCTTCTCAGATACCACAAAGTACTACATCCGAATATTATAATGTAGACATGTCAACGGACACTGTTGACATATCAGGTCAAGTTCCTACAGTCACGATACCACAAAATTATGTAGTGAATATGCAATCTGGTGGGGTGAATATTACTGCCATTGCACCGACAATACGTGTAACAACAGTTGGTCTACATACAGAGATTATCAAGTTCAACTTGAATATAGATCAGAAGGTAGAGATAATCAGCAATATTGATATGAAGGAAGCTCAAACTTTAAGTATAGATCAGAAGGTAGAGATGGTAAGTAATGTAGATAGGAAAAAATCCATTACTAGTAATATAGACCAACTAAAATCCTTTGATAAGGAGTTATAAAATGGCTTGTTCGACTGAAGAAATTCATGTAGGTGACATTGGTACAGTATTTGAAATCACAGTAAAAGATTGTGAGGACATCATAGATGTATCTTTAGCTACTACTCAAGAGGTAATTTTTTTAAAACCTGATAAAACAATTAGTACTCATACTACTGAATTTCAAACAACTGGTGTAGATGGTATTGTTCAATACGTAACCATAGCCGATGATTTAGATTTAGCAGGTAAATGGAAAATTCAATTTCATGTAGTACTGCCTACAGGTGAATGGCGTTCTGACATACACACTTTCAAAGTGTACGGAAATTTAAGCTGATTTTAGTTTTTCAGATTGTTATACTTCCATGGTGGTTATTTTAAAATTTATCTAAATTTAAAACAAATAAAAATCTACAAGGGTTAGACTGATGAATGATGAAATAACACAGGATAAAGGAAATTCAAGAGACATCATTTTTAATCCTGACGGTATTAAATTAGGATGGTCAGTATTAGCAATCATTGCATCTATAGGATTAGGATTGTATGTATCCAACATTGTTCAACCATTAAAAAAAGATCTTGAGAATTTAGCAGCTCAATATAAAAAAGTTGACAAAAAGGAACAAGAATTACGAAAAGATTTCGGTAATCATATACTACAATGTACTAAAGAGAATGCTGAAATCCGAACTGAGATTGTTAATGTGGAAAGAAAGCTGGAGATACACGAAGCTAATACAAAGGTACCCTAATCATGGCGACTGTTAAACACCCTGATTCACATTCTCATCATTTTATTAACTTCAGTTATTCTTTTTTCCGTTCCTGTATTAAAATTATCGAGGAGATGCCGTTAGCACAAGGGACGATAGTAATGTTCGTTGTCGGCATTTCTTTAGGAACGGTTATGTTTGGTAATGTAGGAGTTGCAGCAGAATTTGCTAGGATAGTAGCTATAACTGCAGTCTTTAGTTTAGGACTAACATCATTATGGTTACTTCGATGGGACAGACGTAAAGAAAGAAAAATTTTGTCAGCTTGCACCATTGTTTTAATTTGTTCTACCGTTCTGCAAATGTTTCATACTGAACAAGTAGTCTTTTTGTTGATCTATAATACTTCTGTTACTTTATTTATGATTTTTGTATTCATTGTATCTTTGCATGGATTCCGCAATAGAAAAGATAAAAAAGAACGTAGGAGAAAATGATTATGAGTAATCTTGTGTTGGCACAATTAGAAGATAGGTTAGTTGCTCCTAGTGATCAAGAACTCTTTCAATTAGCTTTTAATGAGATTACTAGATTACAGAGAGAAATACAGCAGGTACCTCAAGGATTATTACCTTGGATGGTGTGTGCTGAAAAGTACATAGGTTTACGTGAAATTCCTGGTAATAGACACAACCCTCAAATATTAAGATGGTGGGTAGCTACACGGCAACCTTTTACTGATGATGAAACTCCATGGTGTAGTGCTGCTGTAGGAGGAATTTTTGAAGAAGTAGGGATAGTCAGTACACGAAAGGCTAATGCGCGTAGTTGGAAAAAGTGGGGAACACAGTTACAAAGTCCAGCAGTAGGTGCTGTTGTAGTTTTTTGGAGGGGTAGTAGAACTTCGTGGAAAGGTCATGTAGGTATTGTATGGGGACAAGATAGCAATGGTAATCTTCTTGTATGGGGAGGAAATCAAGGCAACCAAGTTTCTATAAAGGCGTTTCCATTAAATCGCGTGTTAAGTTATAGATGGCCACTGGCTTTCCCTCCTCCAAGTAATTATGACCTTCCTATTTTAGAAGGTGATTTGACAAATGGAGAAGCGTAATGGCTACAGAGTTATTTGCTACAGAAGCCTATAAAGAACTACCGATAGATGTTAAAGAAAAATTTTGTAACGGTTGCGGTACAAAGGGTTTAGGTGGTTGGTTAGTACCTGATACTCTGTATGGTCTCAACATTACTGAATGTTGCAACATTCATGATTTTATGTATCATGTAGGTACGAAGCACCGAGATAAGGAAATTGCGGATAGGACTTTTTTGAATAATATGATTAGGGTTATTGATGCTGAAAGTATCAGTATTCTTAAACCATTTCGTAGATTACGTGCGATGAATTATTATTCTGCTGTACGAGATTTTGGTGGCACTGCATTTTGGTCTGGTAAAAATAAACCTGAAGATTTAATGGACTTGGGATAACCATGAAAAGGTTTAAATTTTTTATAGCTAGTATCATTATAATTTTATCAATGCAAGGGTGTGTTGCAGAACAAGCTGTACTTCTGGCTAACACAACCAGTGCCCTTCATGAGTTGCAGATAGAGTATGGTGCTGTGAAAAAAGTTCTTCATGATAATCTGTATTTAATGAAGACCGCTGACCGCACTGCAGTTCTCGAATTAGAAAAGAAGTGTGACTTATTCGTTACCGAGTTAGAGTTAGATTGGAATGCAGATAAGGATATCGTGTTAACTAATGCAGCTTATTATTACGCATCAGGTAAAGAAATTTATTTGCAAGGTGCTAAGATAATTAAACCTTATTTAAAAGATTTATCCCCTGTTGATATTTATTATTTACGGAAGTTTCAAACAGATGCTCAAGTTGTAGAGAAATTATATAAAAAGTTTAATGCGGACCCTACAACATTCAATCGGTATAAATTGGTATCATCAGGTATAGAATTTGCTACACTAGCGTTAAGAGTAGGTATGGTAGTGATGTGATGGCTATAGTAGCGACCACAAGAATTTTTAAAAATGGTCGTCTACTTATCCCTACGCAAGAGGAACAGTGTAATGAATGTGAAGTTAAACGAGAACAAAGGGCTTATAAAGACAGTACTGGTATTAGGTTCTATCGCTACAGCCCTAGGTTCTATCATCACTGTTTGGCTTCTAATAGATACAAGGTATGCCCACGCAGAAGATGTATCCAAAAGTCAAAATAAATTAGCTATTCAGATCCAAGAAAACTACGTTGATATGAGGCAATATGTTACTGACCTAGAGCTTACACATCTTAGACGTAAGAAGGATAGTAATGAAGGAAAATTAGAAAGGTATGAGGAAGAATCATATCAGCAACTTCTTGAACAAAGGGCATATTTTTTAAAACAGCAAGATTCTTTGAAAAGGTTGAAGGCGCAGATCAAATAGATTGAACCTTTTTCTTTAAGATGCAATACTACACCATGAATAAAAGCTTTCTATTCAATCTTTAATTAGAGGATTATAACATGTTAGATCTTAATTCCGCTTTATCCGTTGATTACACACTGCCTGTTCAGTTAATCAATTCTGATACTGACACTGACGGTGCTACTGGTGTTAGCTTGGCTGACAACCATTCTGCAATCATTACTTTTGTTACAGGTGTTTTAACCGATGGTGACTATCTGCCTGTAGTTTTGGAATCTGTTGACGGTGGTAGTACTTGGACTGCTGTAGCCGCTGCTGATCTGCACGGTGCTCTTGAAATTTGGGATGCAGATACAGATGATGACGCTATCCAAACTGTTGGTTACAAAGGTAGTGCTGGCATGATTAACGTGCGTATTACTTCTACTAATAACGCTGGTTCTGGTGCTACTCTCGGTGCGTTCGTTACCTTAGGTGATGAAAAACAGGCTGGTGGTTCTAGTATAGTTGCCTAACCTAATAGGGGACTTTAGGTTTAGGATCTTTAAGGTCCAGAGTGCGTTTAGAGTTGTCCCCCTCTTGGCGCCCACGCCTGGTGGAAATCCGGGAAGGGTCACTACTGAAAGGTAGCGGCCCTTTTATTCCTACGTGGTTTTACTTTCTAACTTTTCTAGTAATTGGGAGAGTTCAATTCTTTCGGAAGGTGTAATTCTTAGAATGTTTCGTATGATCCAACGTACATTTGTTATGGTTACTTTTCTTCTTGTGCTAGGTATTTTATTTGATAACGAATTAGAAAATTTCATGTAAAAATAAACTCCTCTGGGTCATCTGTTTTTTTAAATTTAACAGCGTAACGTGTTTTACCTTTTAAATCTATTCTAGATAAAATTATTTCATAAAAAGGTATCTTAGATCCTAATTGTACTTCTTCAAAATCTTTTGATACGGCTATATATTGTAAGAGATCTGTTTCATATTGATTATCAATTATATGGATAGGTACCACTCTAGAGAACAATGCATGTAAAGCTTTCCATTCTTCGTCACTATTAACTTCCAGTATCAAGATTTTGGAAACTTTAAATCTTCCAAGTTTTCGTGACATTGTTGTTTTTTTGTTTTCTGACATGCTTATTTTCCTATTTGATAGCTGTTGTAAGCGTTTCTAAGCTCGGTAAAAACTTTAAGTAGTACAATGCTATTACTTTACAGAAAACCGAATACAGGAAGCTTTACATTCATTGGTCAAGGGTACTGGCAGGGCGCTAAACCTGCTTTTGAGTGTTCACCGTGTCTACCCGCGATCGCATATAGGCGTCTATAGTGGTATCAAGGTTCTGGCTTCCACTAATGCACGGATGCAGCCCGATTAAGCTCTATCCTGTGGTCAATTCCACGCACCTAACCTAGTAGTTCAACTCATTTCCCGCGTGAGCAGTGTGTCTGCTTTCCACACCGCAGTACCCTTGACCAATGAATGCTTAATTTTTGACATGTTGTACAATTATTAATACCTCACGCACACCTTTCAAATCTTTTTCATACTCATAACAATGTTTAGTAAAGTAATCTGTAACTGATTTAAGAGTATCTTTTTCTGATGTGACATACAGGCGTGTTGTTGTTATTTCTTTACTGTCACCTTCACAATGTTCTGTTGTTACTTCAAATACTTTCATTGATTTTATTCCTATTCAATTATATGAAATGCATTGGGCGGTGCTCGTATTTTTATTTTTGTAAATAGCCAAGTGTAATCTATTACTGGTGAATCTGGTAGCGCAATTTTATTCGGTGCGTCAATCCAAAAATAAGAAGGGTGATAAAATTCATCAACTTTATCTGATTCCTTTTTCGGAAAGACCGTAATATCATAATCATCATCATACTCATAAAATGCATCTGTATAAGTACCATCAATGTGATGGATGGTCACATTTCCGACAGGTGTATAATAGGTTGTAGTTTCTCCATCATTTACAATGGTACCAGAAGTACCATTATCGTAATAAGGATCAATTATCATTTAAATTTGTATAGCATCTACCACTAATATATTTTTAAATGGAAGTGTGTACGGTAAATCATCTGGACATTCTAAAGCTACAGACAAATGATATAAACCAATAGTTTCAAATGGTACTTTTAATCTATAACCACCTCCACAACCACGTCTTCCTACAGCATAAGGTTGAAGTTTAGTGACGCATTTTTCAATATACGATACACTGCGATCAATATTTTCTGCAATTTGTTCAATAGTTATTCCAGGGTACCGGCTCATTTCTCGTAGTATTTGTATCGCCAAAATCATTTTACGGGTAAGCATTATTAGACTCCGTTATAAATACCTTTAGTAGTAATTGTCAAAGAAGTGAATGCTTTAATTTCAGGTCTGATAGGTGTTGCATGTACATCTAATCTACCTAATACCCAATGGTCAAATCTATAAAACACTGTTACATTTCCTACAGGTGGATTATCGAATACAACATCTTCGGTTAATTGTTCACACAGTAATGTTTCACCATCTTCAGTTATTTTGAACTTAATTGGTTTAGAAACTTCTTTACCTTTTTCATTTCTTAAAACAACCCAACCATCTACATATTGAAATAATTTTTTAGGGGGTGTTAGTTCAGGAATTATAAGATCATCAGCTTTTACAGGTTCAGATTTTAATCCTGCATAAGCGAGAAGAGGTGCTGGAAGTAACGAAAGAAACTTACGTCTATTCATAATCTTTTCCCATACTTTTGAGCCCTTTGAATGTGCAAGGTGACAGTGTTAGGACTGCATTCAAATTTCTTTGCGATTTCATGTACTTTCATACCACTCTCTCGCAAGGCCAACATCAATTTACCATCTTCTTTTGTCAACCAATTTTTAGATAGGCCATACTGTTTTCGTAACCTAGCAACTCTAGCTGTTGAAATGTTAAAGTGTTTGGCTGTAGCTTTTCCAGAATGATTTGAACTAAATTGGATAAATTCTTCAGGTATCACCGCATTTCCTCATCCCGCAGTTGTTTTACAAACCACGCTAATCCTAGTATATACCTATCACTTACAGGTTCTCCTTTTTCTAAACGATTATAAGTACTTAGGCATATATCGGCTGTTCTATTTCCTTCAATGGCGCAAGAGGCCATAGATTCTACATCCATCATTGTTATATTTGCTCTGACGTAGGCTAAAGCAGAAGGAGCCATAGGATGGTATTCTCCTATTTCTAATGTGGCTTCTTTAGTTGTCATAGGTATCCTTTTAATTACATTTTGTAAGCCATTCAATAATAGCGTCCATTAAATCTGGATCACCGATAAAAAATAGAAGTAGTAGAACAACACCTATAGTAATTGCTACATCACTGTTCATACTAATATAATCCTTCACTATAGAGTCTGACGTTATCTCCACCACATCCTCGTTCTATATCAATTGGTTGATTTGCTGCAAGAGCAACAATCATTGCTTCTTCTCTTGTTAAAAAAGTTCCGAATTGATCTATGAATCCTTGTTCCCATCTGCCGGTACCGCGTTCTTTAAATGCCATATGTAAGGCACTATAGGTTAGACGCATCTGGTTATCCCAATGTCTTGCACTGCAAATAACTAAACCACTTACAGGCTCTTTACATGCAGCACACACTACTACTTGTCGAGGTTTAGACATTCCGCTATCTTCCCAGTAATCTTCTATTGTTTCTAACATTATGTGATTCTAATCAATATATACTGCCCATTTATTATACAAATCAATACCTGCAAACCAGTCGATAGTATCTTTTGCACGTTGTAATGGATCTGCAGTTGATGTGATTGTATTTAATTCAACACTACCAAAGTTATCAAAATATGGACTATACAAAAATTCATTTAAATCAAAGTCAGTGCCCATTAAATTTCTCCATCACTCCAACTCATAACTGACATTAGCACTACCGTATTTTTTAAAATATTAACAAGTTGTTCTGATAATCCAAAGCGTTTTTGTTGCAGTTCAATACTTCTATAAATGTTTCCATTCTTAGTACGTAAGGTTGCTGCTTTCCAATCACAGAGCATTTCTAATATATCTATTAAGTCCATACTATCAATACCATCAAGGTGCATTTCAGGATGATGTCGATTATGTTGTTGATGGTGTTTAATTGCCGGTCCCATTTCTTTCATGCATTGACGGTACTCATCACTACCATATTCCAGGTGTTTAAGTTTAGGTGTATACTCTGCAAAAGTCGCTGCCTCTGGATGCTTCATTTTACTTTGGTCATGTTGTAAAGCACGGCGACCTAATTCTACCTGCATGTTATAAAGTAACTTCTGCACTTCATGGATGTGTTCCCACGTTTCGAAATGGGTGGCTTTCTGATCATGTGTTAATTCAGTCATTGAATAAATCTTTTAACGTTAAAAGGGGCAGCAAAATACTGCCCCTTAATTGTAGTTATTGTGCGGCAGACTGTTTAGTAAACATACGTATCTGTGCTCCAGTAGTAGTCAAAGCTTCATATGGCATAAATACTGCGCTCTTATTTTCTGCCATAGCCTCTTGTACTTCTAAAGCTCTTAATTTCAATAACTCAGGAGTTATTCCTTCACCTATGATCTTGTTAGAATCTCGAATAGCTTTGGCTCTGGTTATCTTGATTTGATAATCAGCTTCTGCTAATAATCGTTCATTCTCTTTCTTTAGCAGATCAATTTTAGCAGTAGCTTTTTCCTTTTCTATTTCCATCTTTCTCTTTTTAGCAGCATCAATTGC